GTTTGATGCCGGGCGCAAGTTTTGGTCAAACTTCAGTGGGTGGAGGCTTGCCCGGTGCGAGTTTTGGGCAAACGTCAGTAGGTGGTGGTTTGCCGGGAATGAGTTTCGGTCAACAGCCTGTGGGTGGCGGAATGCCAGCCGATCCTAATACTTTCATATCAGATGTATTTGAGACACCTCCCGTAGAAGCTAAAGTTGGTGGCGGCAGAGGTGCTGGCCCCGGCGGTGTTTTAATATCTGGCGGAACAAATCTTCCTTCAGAGGATGATATGACCATTAAAGATCGTATTAATAAAATGATACAAGACTTTAAGGCTGTTCCCGGCAATATTGCGAATGATTTAAAAATGGCTATGGCTGCTGGTTTGTTTGGTAGTAGGAATCAAAGATATAAAAACTTATTAGATGCTGGATATACGCCTGAACAAGCTAATAAGTTTTTAGATGACAGCGAAGCTACCATGAAAAAAATGATGGATGAGCAACGAAGACTGAGCGATCAGGACGGTGATGATGAGAAAGTTGTAAATCCATGTCAGCCCGGTTATGTTCTTGATCCTGCGACAAACATTTGTGTTCCTGAAAGCGAGGTTTCTAGTTCAGAAGGTGGCGATTCTGTTTCATTAAACCGTGCTAGAGATGATGAGTTTGCAGAATTAGATGACATCATGAAGATTATTGAAAAGCCAGCGAACATGAAGGCTGGCGGTATGGCTGGCTTAAATCGTGTAGCGGATGGCTTTTTAGCTGCTATGGGTGGATAACAGGGGTCTTTTATGAATGACCTGAGTGATTTTACTCAATATTTAACTGATGAAGAGTTAGCCAAAGTCGCTCCCATGTTGGAGCGGCTTAAAACTTTAGACGATAGATCTGACAAGCAAGAAAATTTTATGAAGTTTGTAAAGCATGTTTGGCCTCAGTTTATTGAGGGCAGGCATCATAAGATTTATGCTGAGAAGTTGCAGGCTGTTGCGGATGGTAAGTTGAAGCGTTTAATTGTTAACATGCCGCCTCGACATACAAAATCAGAGTTTGCATCATATTTATTTCCAACTTGGTTGATGGGCAGACGGCCTGATTTAAAAATTATTCAAGCAACGCACACAGCGGAGTTGGCTGTTGGTTTTGGTAGAAAAGTAAAAAATTTAATTGATAGCGAAGATTTTAGGGACATTTTTCCTGAAGTTAGTCTTGCTACTGATGCGAAGGCCAGTGGTCGCTGGAGTACTAATGGTGGTGGTGAGTATTACGCGGTTGGTGTGGGTGGTGCGCTTGCAGGCCGTGGTGCTGATTTAGCGATTATTGATGACCCTGTTTCTGAACAAGATGCGTTGAGTGCGACTGCATTAGATAATATTTACGAATGGTATACATCTGGTCCTCGACAGCGTTTACAGCCCGGCGGCGCAATCATTATTGTGATGACACGCTGGAGTATTCGTGATTTGACGGCAAAGGTTTTGGCAAAGCAAAACGAGAAGGGCGCAGATAAATGGGAGGTTGTTGAGTTCCCTGCGATTATGCCGAGCGGCAAGTCTTTATGGCCCGAGTTCTGGACTTTGGATGAACTTGATAGTGTAAAAGCTTCAATTCCTGTAGGAAAATGGAATGCTCAATATATGCAGAACCCGACTGCTGAAGAGGGTGCTATCATAAAACGCGAGTGGTGGAACCTATGGGAGAAGGATGACCCCCCCGATTGTAGTTATATTATACAAAGTTACGATACGGCATTTAGTAAATCTGACAGAGCTGACTATTCCGCGATTACAACGTGGGGTATTTTTCTGGAGCCAGAGACACAGGAGCAGCATATTATACTTTTGGATGCTGTTAGGGGACGTTGGGAGTTTCCAGAGTTAAAAAATGCTGCGCATGATTTATGGCAAGAGTTTGATCCTGATATGATTTTGATAGAACAAAAGGGATCTGGTATGCCGTTAACACAGGAATTAAGGCGTATGGGCATACCTGTAACGCCTTTTACTCCGGGCAAAGGGGCTGACAAGTTTACCCGAATGCATTCATGTGCGCCTGTATTTGAGAGTGGTATGGTATGGTGTCCAGACAGAAACTTTGCTGAAGAAGTGGTTGAAGAATGCGCTTCATTTCCGAATGGTGAACATGATGACTTGGCAGACTCGATGACTCAGGCTATACTACGTTTTAGGCAAGGTGGTTTTATTACCACTCCGAGTGATTATGATGATGAGGACGAATTTAGGTTTCGTGCAAAAAGAGAATATTATTAGGAGATAAGTATGACAAGTGGAATCACAAAAAGTATAAGGCCAAAGATTAGACCAAAAAATATTGGCAGTACTGACAGCCCAAGTACAAGAGGGCAAGATCCTAAAGATATTTATAGTGAAGAAGATCTAAAAAGATTACTTGAATCTGCAGGTGTAAAAATGAAGCAAAAAGTTCAAAAAAAGAAATATGGTGGTTCTGTTAAAAAGTATACCGCTGGTGGTCTAGTTGGCGGTCAGCATAAGCTAGATAAAAACAAAGACGGAAAGATTTCTGGTGAAGATTTTCGTATGATGGAATATGGTGGCGCTGTAAAGAAAATGAGATACGGTGGCAAAGTTGGCGGATGTCGTGGTGGCGGAGCTGCTGTTGCAGGCACTAAATTTTCAGGATGTAAATAATGGCTAACATCGTTATCAAGATAGATTTAGAAGCTTTAAATTCAGGAGTTAATCAATCGGTTGATGACGATTATGGCGAATTTGCATGTCCCCTTGTAACGCATGATCCAGAAGCAAATGCAGATCACAAGCAGTACGCTATAAATGAATTTGATTATGGACAATCAAAAGGGGACGAAAAGTGCGGAGTTTGCACTTTTTATAATATAAAAAGCGAAATGATGGATTGTATTGAGCAGGGTATGGAAGAATCTTTTGGCCTTGGTTACTGCACGAAGTTAGATTTTGTCTGTGCTGCAGACCACTGGTGTAAGGCTTTTAGCGAAGGTGGCCCTATGACAGATTTTGAAGATATGGATGACTTGGAGCCGATTGAAGGTGGCTCTAGGGATATATTCTAATGGAGTTGGGGCGAGGGGAAACGATGGGAACCTCCCAGCCCATTTTAGTCGCTCCCTTTGCGACAGCTCAAGGTCGAGCGCACTTCGCTCCAACATTTGAAGGTGATAAATATGGCTATTGAAAAAGATGCAGGACCGGGCGGAGAACAGCCACTTGTAAACGGTCAGGTTCCACCTGAAGTATTGATTGAGGAACTACCTCAAGATCCGGGTATTTTTGAGTTTGATGATGGTTCTGCAATTGTGGGAGAATACGCCGAGGAACAACCTATTCCTGAAATAAGCCATGATTCTAATTTAGCTGAGTTTATGGAAGATGCGGATCTAGGTAAGCTTTCTTCTGATTTGGTTGGTGAGATTGACGATGATATTGCTTCCAGACAGGACTGGCAGGAGACTTATAAGCGTGGATTAGAGTTTCTTGGTATGCAGTATGAAGATCGAGCGGAGCCATTTGAGGGATCATCTGGCGTTATTCACCCTTTGTTGGCAGAAAGCGTTACTCAGTTTCAGGCGCAAGCATACCGTGAAATGTTACCTGCAACTGGTCCTATTCGAACACAAATCGTTGGCGCACAAGATGAGCAGGTTGTTAAGAGTATGATCCTGAAATGGATCAGATGCTTTTTTATCTTCCTGTTGTAGGTTCTACATTTAAAAAAATATACTTTGATCAATTAAAAGGCCGTCCAGTAAGTAAGTTTGTACATGCTGAAGATCTTGTAGTTCCTTATGGTGCTACAGATTTAGCGTCTTCTCCAAGAATTACTCATGTAATTAAAATGGATTCGAATGAGGTTCGAAAGCTACAATTAGTAGGTTTTTATCGTGATGTAGATTTACCATCTGAAGCTGGTACTGATGATAATCAATCAGAAGTTACAGATGCCATAAATGAAATACAGGGCGTTTACCCCGGCAACTCATCATACGAATTAACTTTATACGAAGTTCATACTGATTTGGATCTTCCCGGCTTTGAGGATCTTGATGAGACAGGTGTAGAGAGCGGTTTGAAGCTTCCTTACATTGTTACGATTATTGAAGACACTGGTGAGGTGTTAGCTGTTCGTAGAAACTACGAAGAAGCAGACATTATGAAAAAGCGCAATCAATACTTTGTGCATTACAAATTTTTGCCCGGTCTTGGTTTTTATGGTCTTGGGTTAACGCATATGATTGGAGGCTTGGCTCAAGCGTCTACATCTATTCTTCGACAATTGATTGATGCAGGTACACTATCAAACTTACCAGCAGGATTTAAATCTCGTGGCGCAAGAATTAGAGATGAAGACAACCCTCTACAGCCCGGCGAGTTCCGTGACATA